AACCAGAATATAATTTTGTTGAGTCTTTAATTTTTTCGCAAGATTCAATCATCTTTTGTGGATATTCTTTGTATTTTGAAATTTCCATAGGATAATCGTCTATCGCCAATCTCTTACTGCCTAAAATCAAAGCATTTTCGTAAAAAGAAGATGCTTTTTTGTATTGTTTGGTTGCGTAAAATATATCAGCCATCAAACACCAAAACTCAGCCATTGTTGGCTTGATCGCTAAGCATGGCATTAAAAACCTAATAGATTCTTGGTAGTTCTTTTTGATATAACAATTAACCATAGAACAATAATAGTTTGTCATCACAAAAGCCATGCTTTGTTCTTTTGTCTGATATAAAAACAAATTGGCATAGTTGATAAAAGCATCCCAGTTTTTAGCAGAAAGATGACAACAAGATAAATAATATAAAGTCTCTGCCGACAAAGGAGATGCCTTCTTCCATTTTTCTGTCAATTCAAGATAAAGCTTTTGATTGTTGTGAACTCCCACAGAAAAATATATGCCTGTTTGATTTGCATCGCCTTTAATTGTTTCAAAAACTGGATTGATAAAATTTGTTTCGTGACCCGAATGCCAAATTCGCGTTTGCTTTGTAATTAAGTCGCCTTGTACACAATTGACTTTAAAAGCTGCTCTTTCTTTGGATTTTAAATTTAAAATCTCTTCATCTCCGTAAAGTAATTGCTCCCAAGGTTCAATGAAAAAATTCCATTGTGTTTTTGTTAAACCTTTAAGATGATTTCGAGCTAAAGAAAAATTATCATTTAATGAAATTCTTGTTACTTCACAATTATAACTATTACATATGTCTATGGTTCGATCTCTACAGCCAAGGTCGCCAATTAAAATTTTGCAATTTAAATGCAAAATAGAATTTAAACAACGTTCAATCGTCAATTCGTTATTTTTAACTAAGATCTGTGCTGTTAGAAACATTGGCTTTTTTAAACTTGTTTTCAATTAAATGTAAAACTGCATCGGATTCATTTGTCATTTTTTGAGATTCGTAATATTTTTGTAGATTTTTATAAAACTGAATAGCTTCTGGTTGTTCTATAATTTCTATTAAAATCTTGTAAATTTCCATAAATCATTAAGAGAAAACAAATAAAAAAAATTAAAAACATATGTAATAAACCTGAATTGTGTTTTTTTTGTTTTACAAATAATGTTTAAATTGTACTATTATGATTTACGTTGACTTACATGAATGGAATTAAAAATAAGCTCTTGAAAGACTGAGAAGTTGGGAGCATGAAAGCAATCGTTTAATGTCATAAAAAGATAGACGCCTCACACCCCAATTTCTTTTTCTTAAACCCATATGGGCACCAAGGAGTTTAATGGCAACAACGGAATATCTGAATAACAAAACATTTGAAGTTCTAATCGTCAAATTTCAAGCGTCTAAAAAAGAAAAGCTAATACATCAAAAACTTATAGAAGATTTTGTGCCTAAAAAACAAAGTAAAAGCAAAAAAGCCGAACCTGTTGAAACATTAGAAGACCTTGAGAAAAATTTAAAATCGGTTTGCTTGGAATTTGAAGAAATACAAAAACAACTCGCATATGCGTTTTATACATTGTCACAAAATATAGTTAGATATGCTAAATTCAACCTAATCGATCAAGATGATGCAGTTCAAGAAGGTGTTATGATCTGCTTTGAAAAAATCGATAGATTCGATCCCCAGAAAGGCAAAGCATTTAACTATATGACAACATGTATTTTAAACCATTTTCGTCAGCTTTATAGAACTGCTAGGAACTATAACGAGTTAAAAAGAAAGTATCTTGATTTTCTGCAAGTTCAGTTAGATCAGCAGCTTCCTCCATCAAAAGCGAAGAGCATTTACAAAAAACATAACATCGCAATTGATTGATAAAATACCATTTGTTTTAATTCCACATTGGAAAATAGACAAAATAGATGAAATGATAAATGATTTACTTGATTTAGTTTATTTAAAACATATAATAATTAAAACAACAAAGACCAGAGACAACCTCTGGTCTTTTTATTACGGAGAAGAAAATGGGAAACTACATTAGCAATTCTTTTGATCAAATGGAAAATCAAGAGCTTATTCAAAAACTAATTGACAGTGGATACAGTAATTTAGTTGACGCTTTTCTTTTGAATGATACTAAAGTTTACACAAAAAAAGGTAGATTAAACAAAAGCGGTGCTTGTCGTGTTTTAAAATGTAAACCAAAAGAACTTGAAGATGCAATTAAAGCTTGTCAGGAATTGTTAAAAAGGGATTTGAGTGAAGAGCAGGAAGAAGAAGATTTGTTATGATTGAATCCAATATGCACGATCATATCTCAGAGTCAAATCGCAATATGTTACATCGCTAGACGACATGTCTAATTCGCCAAAATCTGCTGATTGAACCCAAACTGATTCAAATGTCCATGTTTCACACGTGTTTCCACAGCCATCAAACATAAAAAGATTAACGAAATTAACTTTAAATCCATCACAAGATTTTTTGTAATTAAAGGTAAAGTTGTCTATTTCATAAAGTTTTGAAATCCACTTGATAATAGGATGAGAAAAATCAGGAGTTTTAACATCAAAAACAGTTAAATTTAATGGCTTCCATTCAGGTTTGCCAGGAAAGTAAATTGTTTCTGAAAGGTGTTGAGCTTCAATTTCTTTAAAGCTTATGCTTGGACGAGCGGACTTTGATGGTGGCAATGTATTTATTTTATCGCCGCAAACATCAGGAATTTCTAAAAGCCAACGAAATTTTCTTTTGAAAGAATTATTCGCAAGATTAAAATTCTCTCCAAAATTCATACTAGCCATGCAAACCTCTTAAGTATAAAAACAGATAGATCCTTTTGGTATAAAGTATCTATCTGTTTTCAATTTGTTTAAAATTTAATTAATTAGCAACCAGCACAACAAGGTTCGACTTTGCCGCCGCAGAAGTTGGTATAGTAAACCTGGCTGAACCTTATAGTTACTTCGATAGTGACTTCTTCTGAAGAAGAGTAATCAAGTTCTCCAAAATTAACAGCTTGTGGCCATACATGTGACATTTGCCATCCTTCCATCGGTGTTCCGCAACCATCATATAGATACAGCCATGCATCTGCTGCATAACCGTCGCTTCCTACATCTCCACTCTTTGAAGATTGTTTTAATCCAACAGGATCTGTAAAGTCATACGTTGTTGCAAGCCAGCTATAAAGCGATGCAAGTCCCGTTGTGCCATCTGACATATCATAAAACGTAACAGTAATTGTTTCCCAAGTACCTTTTCCAGGAATATACATTTTACCATTTCGATAATTAATTTCTGTTTCTTCAATTGTTAAACTTGGTCTAGAAGCCAATTTTACAAAATATGGAGGAATTGCTTCTCCACAGTTTGGAAAAATTTCAAACATCCATCTATATTTTCTTTTAAAAACTATATTAGGATTCATCAGTTCGCCAAGACCCATGTCTTTTTTTCCTTCTGCCATGGTAATTCTCCTTGTAATTTTATTTTTTTATAATGTTGTTGCTGGCTCTGTAAAGGTTCCGGTTCTATGAATAGAAAATTCTATAAACATAAATTCTGCGGCTCTTGTTGGCTGAACGCCAATTTGTGCGCGGAATTCATTACGATCAACAACATCTGGTGTGTTGAGCGTCCCATCAGCTAAAATGATGAAGTCATTAAGACCCCTGCCAATCTTTACGGTGTTTAGAATCTGCGTTGCAATATTCGTGAAGGATCTTTGAAAAGTTTCATCGTTTGGATCAAACAGAAGTTGTCTGCTTGCTATGCGAATATTCTTTTCTAAATAGAACATTAAACGACGAACATTTACGCGATCTAATGCCGTTGGTGTTCTCTGAAGAGTCTTTTGACCCCAAACCAAGAATCCTTGAACATCACTAAATTGAACAATTGGATTAATGCAATTACGATTTCCATACATCAAGTCACGTTCAGCCAATGTTGGACGACTATAAACGTCGCCAATATTCGGCACAATTCCACGTGTTTGTCCAGCAGGAGCAAACCAAGGAGCAGACAAGAAATCGCTACGAGCAATTACTGCCATGATCGATCCGCTAGGTGGAATCCAAACATCCACGCGATTGTAAGTATCGCGAATCTTAACCCATGGCCAATAAAGTGCACCAAAATCTGAATCAAAACGATAGAGATTTAATGGGTGGCTACCATTTTGCCAAGCAATTATTTCATTGACCGTCAATCCAAATGGTGGGTCAATAATTGCCAAGCAGTCTTGACGATAAACCTGACACAATTCTAGCAAGGCTTGAACGACGCTTGTGCTAGAGTGACCTGGAACAGCAATCAAGTCAATATTGATTTGTTCTGGCTCCGACAGCGTGTAAATACCTGTGTATCCGACAGGATTTCCAATTAGAAGTTGATCTTGTCTATCTGGGTCTGACGGAATGCCATCTGAACCACCGTTTAATGAATATGTTCCGTTTAATGGACCTGCGCCGATTTCTGTGTCATCTGTAACACGGATAAAGTCAGATACCAAAGACATATAAGTTTCAACATAATAGCTTGAAGATTCATTTTTTGTTAAATTTCCCCAAGACTCAACAGGAACGCCATTATTAAACACCTGAATCGTAAAACTTCCAATTCTTGTGTCGTTAGTTATAACGACTTGTGTTGAGTTGCCATCAATTCCAGGACTATCGGCAGTAACTGTAAAAGTAATGTCGCTAGTTACATTGGCTGCACCATAAACCAAACCATAGAGATTTGTGTCGCCAGATCCAGTTGTTGTGCTTCCAGATGTTCCGCCATGCGTGACTGTATCTAAACCAAAGACAGCAGCAGCGGTGCTTTCTGGTTTGATTCTAAGCCTTGCGTCAACTCCAGTGTGTATGGTGCGAATTTTAAGGTAATAAGTAGAATCAACATATGCATAGAAGCCACCAGGCAAAAGATCAGCTTGTGTGTTTATGTCATCGACAATATCTGCAATTGTGGTGTTGGTTATATCCAATTCGATTTGTTGAACAACACCATCAATGAGAACATTGTCTGTTCCGTCGATTACAATTTGAATTACATTTGTAAGCGATGTGAGAGTGAATGTTCCATCTGGGTCATCATCCGTTCCATTTGTGTTGGAGTTTGTTCCGATTTCAACGGCTGGTGTCATGCTTAATCCAAGACCTGTTGGGTTTGGAAAATCTGGATCGGTCACAGATCCGCCGTACATTGCGTTTTGAATGGAAACAAGCTCAAGTGAAGCAGCAGGACCGTAAGCAAAAACAGTTTTAACACCAATTGTGTTTGAAGATGTTTCGTAGAATTCAATTCCGTCATTTTCAAAATCAATTTGGCTATTTAATTCAATAACAAGCTCGTCAACGGAATAGCTTCCAGTCATAACGACAAGCGTGCGAGGTGAAAGAACTCCATTTAGCTTCCATCGGAAAAAGCTATCGTCTTCAAAAGTGTAAACGTTTGTTGAAGGAACGATGTAATCCGATTCAATTTCAACAAGAGTTCCAGCGGCTGGTACCGTGGCTGATGCAAT